AGCGGCTTTAAATCAAGGATTACTTACCGCAGGATATTATCAGTCACCTAGGCTTCCAACAACAACCTTTTAGGTTTTCGTCCGACCCCACGCACTAATTGAGTACACTTCGCTCGCTTGCCAATGCGATTTGGCATTTGGGCTGCTTGATGCCCTCTGGCTAGTTTCCCCTACAGGAACAGCGGATTTCTCCAGAAATTACACTGTATCGAATAAACGGTAGGAACCGTGCGACTACTACAAGCCTTCAAATGTTGCGTTAACATAAACCTCGATCTCACCTAAGTGAGTTCGATTCTGTCCGAACGCTGGGCCTTCCCATACCCAGTAAACTGCCCCTAAACTCGTTCCTGGAGTGTTAGCTCCTGTACTAGGGTCCGCTGTGACGGTTTGTTTAACCAAATCACTAGCTGGGGGGGCGTTTGCCTGGGATCTACTGGGTGAGACCTTACAGCCATTGCGTTTTAACCACGCATGGCTCTGGTTGTGTGGAACCGTGTAATGCTGCGCCTGATTGGCGGTCAGCACAAGAATGCCGACATTACCTGCTACGGATTCCATACCAGACATGAATCTCGCTCCTAAGGAATGGAGAGTGACCATTTGGTATCTTGTCATGTAGTCCTGCAACTCTGGAAACCGAAATGCATTTATGGTTCTGGCAGTGCCGACCACCGTTTGGTTTGCAGCTATTTCTGGCTGCCCGTCCATGGTGATCCACTGCTGGAACTGCACTCGATTGAGAGCTGGATTGCGTACGATGGTTTGAGGCGTTCGTCGCCTAACAGTGGTCCGATTCGAATTTACGCCAGTACTTCGCTTTTGCTTTCGCTTAGCCATGTTCTTTATCAAATCGCTCGCTTATAACACACTCGTTGCTAACGTTTGTGCTCTTTCAACTCGAGCACGCGCTAGTCTGTCGACTTTTTCCAATAGGTCCTTCGGCAAATGTCTAAAATACTGAAGGAGTTGAACCCTATAAGCGGCATATCCGGGGTCAGCCGGATTGTGACTCAAGAACCGGAACAGGGTCTTGCTAAAATCTACGGGGTAAGCCACCCCCGATCCAAGAAACACCTGAGAACAAAATTCAAAGTTCTCCAGGGTTGGCCGCTGCACACACATTTTAACTGTATGGCCAATATCGCCTAAACCCTGTTCCAATCCATCGAACCAGATTTCGAAGCTGTCATCACCCATGGCTTTTATACCACCTAAGGGCAAAGATTTAGTAAACCCAACACGCCAGCGAGCAGCCAAAGAGGCGATAACCCTCACTCGAGAATTTGTCGAGGAGGTGTTATAATCGCCTGATAGTTGCCCACCAGGTATAGTCTGGGCGTACATCTTGCCATCAGATGTAACATAGGTGCTATGTCCAACGACGTAAGAGTGGCATCTCAATAGGAAATGCGCTAACGCATTTCCACCCATAAGTTCCGCTCTTAAGTCGGCGTCAAAATCCAACTCCCATTGCTGGACAGACCAGTCCCATCCAGAAACGTCTGTTTCACAAACAGTTCCGCTCTTGCTAAACATGTTTGCTACTTCCCAAATAACTTTGAGGCCATCATCATTTAAACCCATTCCGGGTGATGATGGGCATTGCTGCCACAGCTTGATCTCTGTCTTGTTTTGTTTCATGCAAAGCAACCGCGTGACTATCTGGTCAACAAGTGACACAGATGCAATTATACGGAACCGCCCCTCAGCCACTTTCTTGTGACTATGGGGTTCACCTTTGATGAAAACTTTAACAACATCACAAATGCCATTTTTGCAAAGTTCTTCAGGGGACATCTCGAAGACTGCTGATCCGTAATGCAACATTGCATTGAATCTTTTCGCTACTTCGTCCCAAATCAAATCGCCATAACCTGTTAATACCGTACCGTTGTCAGCGCCTAACTTGTTCCATGGATACCCAGGGTGGGATTCCTTCACAATATTTTCTTCGACAACGGTTCTGATTCCACTGAAAGAGTCTGCAGTAAAGCTAATTCCCTCAGAGAATGTTTTAGTTCCGTGTCCAAAATTGCGACGGTTTCCAACTTGTTGAGTTGAGCCATGACCAGTTTCGCTGATTTGATTTGCCTGATGCGCTTTCTGAGCGCGCGTGAGCCAACGGGGGGGGTCGGTTTCTGGGTAGAGTCTAATGATTTGGGCTCTGATCCATTTGAATCCTTCTTCGTCCGGTTTCCATTGTCCAGGCTTGAGTCGGTCTCCGTGCTTGAAGAGACTGAGTCTGACTGCTTCCGGGGTTCCTGTGGGCCATTGCCAGCCTTTGAGAGCTTCGATTTCCTCTTGCTCTTCTTTGGTCGGGCCTCTTTGGTTTCCTTTAGATCCGGGGGAGTAGACGTCGTACTTTCCGCATTGCTGCAGGTTTCCAACTGTTTGCCTTTGACATGTTTCCCATTTGAAGAAGTTTGTGCCCCATTGCTGGGGCGTAGACGAAAATTTACGGCCTGTTCCCACACCGGTGCGTCGAAGTCCATAGGGGCGTCGTCATGCCAGTCAATTCCAGCGAGGCGTCCATCTTTACGGTGAAATCTACTTAAAGCTTCTTCTTCCGCATCGAATTCGGCCCAGCCTTCTGAGTCAGCACGGGCAAACCGTTGTTGTTTCCCTTCCCATTTCCATGTTAACACATCGAAGTCCTCTTCATCATCATAATCCAGGTCCTCCTCACGATGGTACGCATACCGATCCGAGTCATAGTCACCAGATTCAAATTCAGAAGTCTTCAAGCTGTCTAGAAGAAAGTCAAGAGACAATCCGTAGTTGTAGCCCATGCCGTCTGACCGAGAGTGCACGCCAACGACACACCCATCCCTAAAGATTGGTGTACCCGAAAAGCCATTCAATGTCGACATCGAGTGTTTGAATCCCAAGTTTCTTGTTGTAGATCCCATAACTCCAAATGACTGACACAGTCGTCCATTAACGAAGCCGTAAACATTAACCGCCGCATTTTCGGTTGGTGTTTTGCCAAGTTTAACTTTGGCAACACCCAACTTACTGGCAGTGTTTTCGGGTACTTGAATTAAAGTGAAATCCAAGTTCGTTGTTAAGACAACCATTGCATCATCGATTTGAACGCTCACGTGGTTGGTGATTGGTCCAGACAATATAAATCCGTCTTTGCATTTTAGGGCTACATGCGCAGCAGTGCCCAGGCATAGCTTACCACAAGCCCGTACGAGGAAACCCATTCCGATTGTTTGTGCTGCCTTGTTTCTCACGACAACCAAACCGCTTGGCCATTTGTTAACAGCGATAAAATCGCTACCTGCTTGCATGCTTTCGTAGTTCCGACCGCCTTTCAGCAAAATCAAAATCTCATCAAGCTTGTCGTACAGGCTGACTCTCACCCGTGAAGGTGATCCAAGTTGTACTTCCGTACTCGTAATTCCATTCACTAAATCGCTCAGCGACATATATGTCGTCTGAATGCGATTCTGTATACGGAGACGAATTGAAGTCAACCAGTGAACAACCGACATCGTGAAACGGTATGGCCATGTTACAGTCCAAACACTTAGCCACAGCAAGCGCCTTAACGGCGTCGTTACCCACAGCAAAAGCGTCCACCACATTCTGTAGTATGACTTGAGATGACAAAACATTACAATTAATCCGAGTTTCCCCATTAGGGGCCATGTTTGTATCGAAATAATCATTTCGAACAAGTGTTTCTTTCCTAAAACCAGAACCGAGCCCAATACGGAACCGGCTGACCTCAACATCCTTGAGAGCAATAAACCCCACGAATTCTGACTTGGTCCGCAGTAATCGCCATACACGCATATATCCGTGCCAACCATCTTTATACAAGCCAGGGTTAATCCGTTTTGACACAACGTCAATCTGAACAACCCAAGAAGCTCTTTGACGTTGGGCCATAGAAGCGTGAGCAACAGCAGCACTAAGAGTACAAGTGATGTATTGTTCATTGTTGTAGAGATCTAGCATTAATTTCGATTGGAAAATTATATAATCGGCTAGTTCTAAGAAAGAAGAACAGAGCGCAGTACAACGAGTCGAGAGC